CAAACACTGCGAGCCAGCTTAACGACGTCCTGTGGTCCGAAATCCGCAAATGGCACGGCCGCATGAACGACGCCTTCGCCAGTCAGCTCGAAATCAAATCCAACAAAATCACGCTTGTCGGCGGCGAAGACAGCTTTGCCGTGGCTCGAACCGCCCGCCGCGACCAGCCCGAAGCGCTCGCGGGTTTTCACGCCGACAACATGCTGTTTGTCGTGGATGAAGCCTCCGGCGTGCCAGAAATCATCTTCGAGACGGCCCAGGGCGCGCTGTCCACCGAAGGCGCAAAGATCATCATGGTCGGCAACCCGACCCGCGCGCAGGGCTATTTCTTCGACGCGTTCAAAAAGAATGCAGACCGCTGGGCCAAGCAAACCGTCAGCTCCGAAGACGCCGATTACGTGCAAGACGCCTTTATCGCGGACATGGCCTCCCAATACGGCGACGAGAGCAACGCCTACCGTGTTCGCGTATTAGGAGAATTCCCAACCGGCGACAGCGACAGCTTGATCCCGCGCCACTTGGTCGAAGCGGCCATGCAGCGCGAGGTCGACCCGACGCTCGGCGTTGCGCCGGTTTGGGGTCTTGACGTGGCGCGGTTTGGTGCAGACCGCACGGCTTTGGCAAAGCGACGCGGTAACGAGCTGATCGAGCCGGTCAAGTCGTGGCAAGACCTGGACACGATGCAAACGGTCGGCATGGTTATACAGGAATACGACGCCACACCTTACAGCGACCGCCCCGCCGAGATCCTGATTGACGTGATTGGGCTGGGCGCTGGCGTGGTTGACCGTCTCCGCGAAATCGACCTCGGCCCGCAGATCCGCGGCATTAACGTCTCGGAAAGCCCGGCGCTGGGCAACAAATACAACAAATTGCGCGATGAGCTGTGGGGCAAGACGCGCGCCTTTTTCGAGAACCGCGACTGCGTCATCCCGCAAGACGACAAGCTGGTCGAAGAGCTGTGCGCGCCGACGTTCTCGTTTCTCAGTTCCGGCAAGCTGAAAATGGAGAGCAAAGACGAAATGAAGCGTCGCGGCCTCAAATCGCCCGACCTGGCGGACGCGTTCGTTTTGACCTTTGCGAGCCAAGCCGCCCGCGCCGGCAACGCCGCCGGATACCGCCACAACAGCCCGATTGAGTACGATGACAACTGGATCGTCTGACCTGCCCGCCTGGGCGCGTATTGATTACAAGTTTTACTTTGTCGGCGAAAACGGCGACCGGGCTTGCGTGGGTGACAGTGGATCAACCCAAAGCCTCGACCGCGATCAGCTCAAAGAGCGCGCGTTGCTGTGCCGCGACAAGCTAACCGAGCGCTTTAAGCAGAAATTCCGCACCATGCGGCCCGAGGAAGTCGAAAAGTACGTTGCAGACCAGAAAGCCGCTGGTTTGGCAAAAGCGCCGCGAAATGTTACATAAACGACAACAAATCAGTAAGGCCGGTTATGTACGTACAATTTCGCAAACGCCCCGCAAAAAAGAAAGCTGAAGCCGAGCCGAAAAAACCGGCGGCTAAGCCAAAGCGCGGGCGCGGCAGACCCAGAAAGACCGACAAATGAATTATGACGATCTGCGCGGTCGCCTTAACGACGAAATCACAGCGGCCGTAAACTACAGCGATACGCAGTTTCAGCACGACCGCATCCAAGCCCAGCGCGCCTACTTGGGCAAACCGTTCAACAAAGTGCCGGCGGGCCGCTCATCCGTCATTTCGACCGATGTTAGCGACACGGTGCATTATTTGCTGCCGTCGCTGATGGATATTTTCTATCGTGGCCAAGAGATCGTCCGCTTTGTCCCGCGCAACGCCGACGACGTAGCAAAGGCCGACGCAGCGACCGCCCTGGTCAATCATATCTTTGCCAGCCAGAACGACGGCTTTACGGTTCTGTCCGACTTCATCACCGATGGTCTGCTGTTCAAAGCGGGCGTCTTGAAAGTCTACTACGAAGACAACGGCAGCGAAGAAATCGAGACGATTGAGGCCGACGACGCCGAGCTTGCCGCGCTGCTTGATGGTGGTTTCGACATCATGGAAAGCGAGGCTGACGACGAAACCGGCCTGACGACCGTGAAAGTGCGCAAATACACGGCCAAGCCGAAAATCTGCATTGACGTCATCCCGCCCGAAACCTTCCTGTTCTCGCCGCAAGCGACAAGCGTGATGGACGCGAGTTTCCTTGCGCATCGCACGTATATGACAGTCGGCGAGTTGGTTGCGATGGGCCATGACCGCGCAACGGTCGAGGAACATGTCGGCCTTGGCGAAGGCTGGTCCGAGGAAGAAACCGACACGCGCCACGAAGAAATTGACGGCGGCAAAGACCTTGAACCACGGCACACCGACATGGTCCGCGTGGTTGAGGCGTACATGCCAATTGACGACGGTGACGTCGAACAGCGCCACCGCGTTCTCGCCATTGGCGACAGCAACCATATTCTCGAAGCCGAGCCGATCGATTTCTGCCCGTTCATTGTGGGTTCACCGATCCGCGTGCCGCATCGCATGATTGGCCGCAGCGTCGCCGAACTGGTCATGGACATCCAGAAAATTAAATCCGGCCTGCTGCGCGGCGTCTTGGACAACATGAACTTGTCAAACCATGCCCGCGTTGCCGTGGTCGATCAGGCCGTAAACCTCGACGATCTGCTAAACAGCCGACCTGACGGCATTGTGCGCATGCAGCAGCCGGGAATGGTCCAGCCGTTGCAGGTGCCGCAGGTCATGTCGCAGGGTCTGTCGGTTCTGACGTATATGGACGACGTTCGCGACACCCGAACCGGGTTCAGCCGCGCGTCTATGGGTCTCGACCCCGACCAGCTGCAAAGCACGACAAAAGAAGCGGTCAACGCTACGCTGCAAGGTGGTCAGATTAAAGTGCAGATGATCGCGCGCACACTGGCCGAAACAGCAATCCGCCCGCTCGCCCGGCTTATTCTCGACCTTGCGCTGAAATACTACGAACAGCCGCTTCTGCTGAAAATCGGCGACAGTTGGCAGTCTGTAGATCCGGCAATGATCGACGCCGAACTCGACGTTTCGATTGATGTTGGCATTGGCTCCGGCCGCGACGTCGAAAAGCAAATGGCGCTAACGCAGATTGCCGCGATCCAAAAAGAAATCCTGACAACGCTGGGCATGCAAAACCCAATCGTTTCGGTTGAACGCTACCTCGGCACCCTGCGCAAACTGGCCGGTATGGCTGGGCTAAAAGACGTCAACGCGTTCTTCGCCAGCAACGAGGAAATTGCCCAAGCTCGACAGCAGATGCAAAACCAGCCGCCCGCGCCTGATCCCGAAGCGCAGAAAGCTGAACGTGATTACGAATTGCAAAAATCGAAGCAGGATGCAGACATCAAGCTCGCGCGCGAAAAAATGGAAGCCGAGTTGCAGCTACGCCGAGAAGAAATGGCGATGGAATTTGAGCTTCGCCGGATCGAGGCTCAAGCCGGCGCTGACATATCCGCTAATCTGCCAAGAGGCCAATAATGACCGACGCCGAACGCGCCGCACACTTCCAGGCGCTGCTCGCGCACCCTGGGTTCACCGAGCTTGAAGCGATCGCCAAAGAACGAGCGTTCACGACATTCGCCCAAAGCGATGACTTCGACAACATGACCAAAACAGTCGCCGAGTTTCGCGCGATCCGCCGATTGCGCCAACTGGCTCAAAACTACGTGTCCGACATCACGAATAAAGGATGATGACAAATGGCCGATCCCCTATCCATGACGGCGGCGGTTGATTTAATCCGTGCCGCAGCGCAAGACGCCCCACCGACCGAACAGCCCGAGGCTGAAACGCCAGAGCAACCGGACGAAACGCCGGCGGATACAGTCGAGGCGGGCGAGTTGGAAATTGATGCTTCAACGGATGACGCCGAGGAAGCTGCGATTGAAGATGAGACACCCGAAAACGTAGACGACGCCGACCAAGACGACGAAAATGTCTATGAATTGCCGGAGGTTATGCAGCGCGGCGAAGATGGCGAGTGGTATATTGAAACCAACGTCTTCGGCGAGAAAAGCCTCGAACGTCTTGACAGCGTCATCGCAAGGGCGCAAAAAGACAAAGCAGCGGACCAGCGCTTGGTTGATGCGAAAGAACAAGCTCGCCAAGCGTATGAGGCCCAACGACAGGCAACAGCGCAGTTGCAGGCTTACGGCGATAACGTCGCGGCACTGCAAAACGAACTGACCGCCCTACAGGAAGCAAGCAGGCTCACACCCGAGCAAGAAGCGGCTTTGCAGGCGGAAAATCCAAACGCGCTGATTGAACTGAAAAAGATGCAAGAGGCCAGGTCCACCCGCCTCAGCGAACTAAGCCAGCAACAGGCAGCAGCGAAACAAGCGATGGTCGAGCAGAACACGCGGCTCGCTTATGAATTGCTCCCCGAATGGCGAGACCCCGAAGTCTTAGCCCGCGAGCGCGATGGCATCATCACCGTCGCCAAGGCCGCTGGGTTCAGTGACGCCGAGGTTTACAATGAAATCGTGGACGCCCGCTACCTGCCGGTTTTCCGCAAAGCGTGGTTGTACGATCAGCAAATGACCAAACAGCAGACGGCCAAGACCAAGGCCCGCCAAGCTCCCAAACTCGTAAAGAAAAAGCCGCCTGTCGCCCCACCAAGCGAAGGTCAGAAAAAGCGCCGAGCCGCTTATGACCGCTTGAACAAGACAGGCAAAGTAAATGACGCGGTTGAGGCTTTGTTGGCTCGCCGCAGCTAATAAGGAACCAGCCTGATGGCTACTACAGTATCGACCGAATACAAGACCAGCGCCGCCGTTGGTGCGCGCGAGGACTTGTCCGACATCATTGCCCGCATTGACCCATCTGAAGTGCCGTTGCACAGCGCCGTAAAGAAAGGCACCCGCAACGCGATTTCTTTCGATTGGCAGGTGCAGGAACTCGCAACCGCTGGCGCAAACGCGCAATCTGAAGGCGGCGAGATCACGTCCTACGAACAAACCACGACCGACCGTTTCCAGAACCACATGCAGATTTCGCGCAAAGCGTTCGCTGTATCTGGCACCCTGGATGCGATCAGCACCGCAGGCCGCGCGCGTGAAAGCGCTTATCAGTCTGTGCTGAAAGGTCTGGAAATTCGTCGCGACGTGGAGTTCACCATGCTCCACGACCAGGTCAAAAGCCTGTCCGATCCGCGCAAAGCCGGCACCCTGTCGTCTTGGATCACCAACGTCGTAAACGCTGCTGACTTCATTTCCGGCACGCACAACGGCGACGGCTCCACGCTTCCTGGCGCAGCAACCGACAGCAACTCTGACGGCATCGCCGACGCTTTCGCAGCGGCAACCGCCGAAGCACTGTCCGTCGACAAGATCGACACCGCGATGCAGGCAGCATTCGAGGATGGCGGCAAGCCAACCATGATCCTGCTGTCGCCGACGCAGAAGAAAAAGTTTTCCGATGCGACTGAAGGCGCGACCGGCACCGTCAACAACCAGATCAACTACTCCGCACCGCAGGAAGTGACCAGCGTCGGCGCTGTCTCAGTTTACCTGTCCGACTTCGGCGGCGTGGAAGCTGTTGTGGATCGGTTTGCACCAAACGACCGCGCGTATCTGATTGACCCAGAACACGTCGAGTTTGTGACCCTGCCGGGCCGTAACTTTGCGACCCAAGACCTCGCCAACGACGGCGACCGAGATCGCGGTTTTGTGGTGTGTGAGTGGTCGATGGAGTTCAAAGCCCCGAAGGCCCACGCAGCGCTCTACAGCCTGACCACGTCCTAAGCGACAGATCGGGGGGTCTTCGGATCCCCCTTTACTTATGCGGGGTGAAGCATGGCCGGCAAAATCGTATCTCAGACTACCGACAAAAAAACGGTACTCGATATAACCGATGGTGGCGTCATTGAGGGCGTTTACTCAATTCAGCGCGCCGACAAGATCATTGACCGCAACCGCGTCGAGCGGAACGCGCACAAGCGCGGCAGTCTGATCGGTAACACGCAGAAACATTGGCAAAAAGTCGCCGACATTCCCGAAACGCTCTACTACGATTTGGTCGCGAAGCTGGGCAAGCCCGCAGACAATCCGACCGAATGGAAAAAGTGGCTCAACGACTACGACAACCGATTTTTTCGAACTAGCGAGGGGTCGGTCTGATGCAGAACTACGGCACGCTTAAAAGTTTTATCGCCGACTTTCTCGCCCGCGATGACCTGACGAGTCAGATCGGCACCTTCATCACGCTGACCGAACAGCGCATGAGCCGCGAGCTGGATATTGCGCTACTCGAACGCGTCGCGCGCGCGAGCGTGGCTCAAGGCCAGCAATTCGTCAGCCTGCCGACCGATCTGCGCAGCATCCGCGAGGTTGCTTATGTTGACGGCGACACGCGCCGGGCGCTGTATTATCTCAGCCCTGCGCAACTTGACGAGCGCAAGCGCAGTACGACAACGAGCGAGCTGGCTTATTACAGCATCACGGCGAATGATCTTGAATTGCTCGCAACGCCAGGCAAGGCGCTGACGCTCGAAATCGTTTACAACGAAGGCGTCGCGGCCCTGACCGACAGCGAGCCGACCAACACGGTCTTGGCGCGCCACGGCGATTGCTATTTGCAAGGCGCGCTGCATCAAGCGTTCGCATTTCTGCAAGACGAACAGCGCGCTCAGTATCACGACGCCTTGTTCACGCGCGCTCTGGCCGAAATCAAAAAAGACAGCGACCGGCAGCGGTTCGGCACGGCTGACCTACAGATCCGGCGCGGCATATCAGACGGCGGCGGCAGCACTGGCTTGGTTTCCACGTCATCGTCAACCGGCGGCACCACTGGGGCAACAGGACCGCAAGGCCCAGCCGGACCGCAAGGACCAGCCGGACCCGCCGGCGCAGACGGTGCAGATGGCTTGGGTTGGACCGGCGGCAGTTACGACGCTGGCACCGGCGTTGTCACGTTTACCTCCGATGACGGCCTTGGGTTTTCAACGGGCGATCTGCGCGGCAGTGGGTCAGGCTCAGGCATCTCCAACGTAGTCGAGGACACGACCCCGCAGCTCGGCGGCAATCTTGATCTAAATAGCAACGACATCACCGGCACTGGCGACATTGATCTGACCGGGACAATCACCGCGACGTCTGGCGGCTCGGTCATCCCCTTTTACTTCGCCAATCAAGCAGCATTCCCAAACGCTACCACCTACCACGGCGCAATTGCGCACAGTCACGCCGACGGCACCATGTATTTCGCGCACGGTGGGGCATGGGAGCGGCTGGCAAAATACTCGGAGATCGGCTCTGGCGACATCACAGCGGTCAACATCACTGCCGGCACGGGTCTGACAGGGTCGCAAAACACGGCATCTGGCGACCACAACCAAACCCTTGCGTTGGCAACAGCCGGTATCGGTTCAGGCACTTACGGCAGCACAAGCAACACGACCAAAATCGACACCATCACGGTTGACGCTTATGGGCGAGTGACGGCGGTGGCGACGGGGGCCGTTTCTAGCGGCGGCTCTCAAGCGTCAAGGTCATCGGCCTCTGGATCGACTGGCACAATAAACAACAACCAGACAACTAACATCACGATCACTGGCTTTAAGGGTTATGGCCTTTATTCGATCCAAACATCGCATGCCGCTTGGGTTCGGTTGTACGTTGACACTTCATCGAGAACGTCAGACGCGACACGGTTGCAATCCGTAGACCCAGCGCCAGACGCGGGCGTAGTTGCCGAGACAATAACGGCAACCGGAACGACAGTGAACTTTGGCCCTGCAGTCATGGGCTATACGTCAAACGCGTCAACGTCGCTGCCGCTCGCTGTGACAAATCTGTCGGGAAGCTCTGCAAACATCACGGTCACTTTAAGCCTGTTGCAGCTGGAGGCGTAAATGATCGTTTTAGTTGATGTTATACTCAACGAAGGCGTGGATCAGAACGAATTTGCGGCCTCCCACGAAGGAAACGCAAACGTCAATCTGAAAAACTTGCTGGAAAACATCCCGAACCAGCTAACTTATTCGATGGATGAAAGCTACGTCGAGACGTTTGCGCAAGACGCGCGAGTTGCATCGGCTGAGACGCCCCCCGAGGCTGTGCCAGCGTCGCCAACCTACGACGTGCAGACAGGAATTGTCGTCTCTGAGGGGGCGTCGTACTTCAACACGAGTTACAACGGCGCTGATCTTATGCCGCAGCAGATTTACGCTGACAGCGACACGGGCGACCGATCTGTCAAATACGGTAACATGCCGACTTTTGGCGACACGCAGCAAGGGTCTTTTTCTGACGACAAAACTTACTATTCCGCATTCTCTGGCGAACACATTGACATCGTAACTCTGGAGACAACCGCAGATCCGCCGAGTTCTTCTTACAATAGCTACCACACTGGGCCGCACCCCGATTTTGCCGACCCAGACAACGTAACATCTTCGCGATTTGTGCCAACGAACTGGTCTGGCTTAGTCAGCAATTACAACAACCAAGTAAACAACGCCTTATATTTTAGCTCGCACTCGATTGGCACACTTAGCGCGGCGGCGGGGCGTGTCTGCGGTTTCGCGAAAAGATCGAGCATGCGGGTTGCATGGCAAAACAACAACACAGACACCGCAATTGAGGCCATCAACGCGGTTATTGCATTCCATAACAACAAAAGCACAAACACCGCGACCGGATTTAAAAATCCCACGATTTTAATATTGGAATGGCAATACCTCCGCGACACTTATTACCTCGTCCCAGTCGCAGACGTTGCCAGCGTAACGGACGCCAACGGCACTGTTACTAAGGCGGCGGGCGGCTGGGGTAGCGGATCAGCAGGTGACGACTTTAGCGCTTTTACCGACCGAAACATTCAGCCGTTTCGCGTTGATTTAAGTGGGTCTGGCAATTGGCAATGGTGCATCAAACTGCCGTGGCAAGGCGAATACACAGCGCTCAAGAACGCGCTGCAAAGCGCATGGAACGCTGGCATTGTCGTGGTCGGCGCGGGGGGCAACAATGCGGGGGTCTACGTTCGGCGGGACGACGCAAGAAAAACCGGCGTGTTCATCACCACTGACAGCGCTGCGACGCGATACGAAATTTCAAAAGACGCAAACTGGATTGTCACAGGCTTCTCTGGAGCTTCGTCAAACAACACAAACTGGTATCCGTTTTATTCGTACGGGCCGCACGGCTGCGACGACGGAACTGTGATTGATGTAGCGGCTGGGCAGTCGTCGATGGGCGCACCTTTGCTTGACGCTTACTCCAACCGAGGCCCAGGAGTCGACATTATTGGGCGTGGCGCTGACACGTTTACGGCCCGCCCTATTTACACTTTAGCAGACGGGCAATGGGGATACTTTAGCGGCACGTCATGCGCTTCGCCGACCGTTGCGGGCAAGATTGCCTGCGAGATGGAAAAATACCTTTATCACCACGGATCTTACCCGACAAACAACCAAGTCAGAACGATCATCGCAGACAACTCGGTCGCTGACATGTATGGCGTCGAGCCTGTTAATTGGTCAAGCGTGACCAGCGCAAGCACTTCATACACTGTATCCGAAATTGACAGCGGGCCATCGGCAATAAACCTGCTTGAAATAAACGACAACTTGAATGGCAGTATTCGGCTTTCATCTTTAGCAGGCACCCCATCCCGCCGTGCGTTTTTTGACGGCCGAGGCTTCAAACGCAGCAGCACGCGCGGGGCGAGAAACTACGAAAGCACGGGGCCAACGTATCCGAGGCCAAATATTCGGATCGCTTCCAATGTAACGAGTGGCGGCGGCGGCGGCGGCGGCGGCACTGCGCCAACCGTTTCTGGCTCGACGTCAATCTCGATCATCGAAAACACCAGCACCAGCACCGTCTTGGCGACTTACACGGCCAGCGGCACGACGCCGATCACTTGGTCGGTCACAGGCACAGACGCCAGCAATTTCAACATCAACAGCAGCGGGCAACTCACCTTCGCCGTGTCGCCGGATTACGAAACTCCGGCAGATCGCTCGCAATCCATCAACGTCGTCGCGACAAACTCTGTCGGCTCCGACAGCCATGCCGTTTCGATCACTGTCACGGACGACACTTCTGAGAACGGCGGTGGCGGTCCTGTCTTCACCAACGGCGGCAGTGGCATCAATTTCACGCGCCAAGAAGGTTATGTGGGTGCGCCTGGTGTCTTTGGGTTTAGAGCGACTGGCACGGGGACGGT